GCTCTAAAGCTAAGCGTATCAACGATTACAACCAAATTAAACACCCCGTTTTATGCTATCAGAACCCCGGTGATACTTAATGGGGTTACAGGGGAGCTGAAGCTCCCCTTTTATTCAATTCCCAGCATTGGTATTTTTCTCAAAATCCACATAATAACGGGATATAAATGCTCAAATCCAAAAATAGCAAAAAATATATTAAAGTATATATTCATATCAATAGGAAAAACCAAATTAACTAAAGAATCAGCATATTCAAAATAACCAAAAAATTGAATTATTGCTAATGATGTACTTTCAGGAAGACCAGGAATGTCTAAACCACTTAATATAGAATCCAATAAATTATATATTGCATTCAATAATCCTTCAATTATCAATTTGACATCGTCCTTCCCCAAACATATTTTGCATAACCAATAAGAGCCATTATAAAAATTATATGTAACAAAACAGGATAAGCATCAAAATATAAAAAACCGAAAATGTTTGATTCAGATATAAAAGAAAAATCAACTGCAGTTTTTTCAAATAAAACGATTTCTCCACCATCTACACCAGGAACTTTAAATTTAACTTCAGGAAAAAATATAAAAGGAACTGTATCAGAATCTAAGATGCTCTTTGCCATATTTACAAATCCAATTATCATATCAGGAACATCATATATAAAACCCAAATTATCTGATAACATTAAATCAAATTTAACTTTCCAATCTTCAAAAAAGCCTTCTGGTGGAACGAAAAAATCATGAATAGATGTTTTTATTTCTTCTACCTTTAAATCTATCTTAAGCTTAAGGTCATCAAAAAAACCGCTTATTCTATCACCAAGACGCTCAAACAATGAACTATGATAATCACCATATTTACAAGTACCACCGACTAAATCCCAGTATAAGTCATGGAAAAAATTACGTATTTCTAAAAGAAAATTATCAAGGACATCCCAACGTTCTGCGATAGAAGCAAATAAATTTGAAAACTCAGAACTAAGCTTATTCTTAAGGTCAGAAAAAAATCCACCAATACTATCGCCCAATGAAGTTATATCATTTTCTAAATTAGTAAAAAAAGTACTAAATTTAGTTGAAATAGTTTCAGGTAATGAAGAAATAGAATCGAATATGCCCTGGAGCCAACCGAGAATACCATCAAGCTTAACAGACTCGTCTGATGGCAATTTTGTTAAGCTAAAATTTTGCAATGATAAACCAAAATTACCATTACCATCGTAAGACTGAATGCAATATATATGTATTACTAAATATGGTGTACCTTTAATAGAAGTAGGTTTAAAATCAAAATTGTTTGTACTAGCAAAATTAGAAACGTTATTTGAATTTAATTCAAACCAACAACCATCATCAAAAACCAAATCACCTTCTGAATCCATATAAGCAAGACCAATATTAACAACAAAATATTCTAAAAAGAATTCAGCTAAAGAGTAATTTTTTTCAGTTATATTAAAAGAAATGCGATATGTATCACCTAAAGAGAGTGAACTAATATCATAAAGAGCATAATATGAACCTAATGTTACTGGAGCAGAAATTAAAATATTACTGTAGTTATTTGTACTATCATAAGCAAAACGAGTTACTGGTGTACAAGTATCTTCAATACTTGAATAATCAGACCAAGTTGATAATTCTGAAGAAACTAAATTCTCTTCAGATTCAGCTGCATTAGCGACGACGGAAAAGTTTGCTAAACACAGTAATAAACACAGAAATAAGGAGCACAAACGTAATAGCTTCGAGCCTGACATTAGTTTCACCACCTGAAATTAAGTTATAGTCTGGTTGAAGTGTATAGCCAGTAAATTCTGCATTGGTGTAAATATGCTCCCATTCATCAATAAAAAGCGTTTCATTTACATATTGATTTACTACTACACGCTCAGAGTTGTCTGCCGATGAAGAACTACTATAGTTACCAGTTCTAATAGATATAATTACAGATGTTCCTGGATTAAGCTCGTAATTATAACCATCTGAAGCTGTAATTTTATCCTGGCTAAAAATAATATATAAGTCTGGATTAGTACTGTAGTAATTTGTATTATCATTATTGGTGTATGCTATGTAATACTTATATCCTTGCTCTGCATACGTGGGTAAAAGTGTTTTTACATATTCTGTCTGATTTGTACTAAACATAAAACCACTCCTTATTAAATAGGACGTTTCCCGAAAAATGCATTAAATAGTAATTTTGCAGGAATAAGCATAACACCTGTACCAATAACAATAAGATAAGCGTGAGTAATAATACCCGTAATAATTGAAAATAAATCATTCATTATGTTGCTCCTTCCTGCAGTTGTAAATTAACCATTTGAGGTCTACCCTGCCATTCATTGTTATATCGTCTCATTTTTACGTATGTGTCATAAGCTTCGTACATTTCAGGTGAATGAAACCATAACATTCTACGTCTGATTTCAAATTTAAGCTCACCGTTTTCTTCGTGAGCTGAATCTCCATCAATAAGCTGATTATATTGAATAGCACCAAAGAAATTTCTACAAGCGACACAATCTCGTATTTGTTCTCTTAATGGTTTAGCCATTCTGTTATAACGTTGTGAAGTACCAATAATATGTTTACGTTGCTTTCTTTGTTGTGAAATTTCAACCATAACTTCTACTGGTACGTTTTTAGATTCAAGTGAATTAAGCTCTAAGTGTATTTCATCAATAAAGAATATAACGCCACATTTTTCATTATTTACGTACTTAAGGCAATCAAGACCAGAATACAGAACAGTAACATTATTATGTTTACCTTCGATAATGCTTTCAGTTGTTATAAGCTCGTCTGTTAAAATATCTCTGAGCTGGTACTCCTGGCTTTGCTTAAACTCTTCAAAATCTTCTGTTTCGTTGAAATAATAACTTGCAAGACCTAAAACAATATATTGCTCTTCTGTTTGTGTAGGAGCTTCAATTTTATAAAACTCTTGTCTTAATTCTTCAATAATGCCATTAAAAAAAGCCTTTTTACGATTTTCTTTAACTTCATCATACATCGTCTTAAGTTCTTTTTGAGTATACATTTTATGAAATACATAAGCGTTAATAGGTCTCCCTTTTATCCTGGTATTAGTAACAAGTATTGCTTTAGGATATTGCTCCAAAATTCTTTGAATATATGAAACTGCAGTTAATGTCTTACCTTCACCCTGAGAACCACAAAAAACAAGAGTACCACAAGGCTTAAAAAAATAAGGGTTTTGCTTATATGTATTAAATTTAAATTTAGCAGTATCAATTAAACGTTTCGGCATTAAACCATCTTTTGGTGAAAGAAATTGACCAGGAGCACGAACCATTGCACGTTGCAATGCTAATTGAAAATCTATAAAATTTTGAATATTCATAATATCACCTATAAAAAATCAACCCCCACAATATTTAATTGTGAGGGTTAAAGGGGTTAAACAGAGACTTTACCTTTTTTGAAGGCATTGAGTACCATACCAGATACTTTACGAATAGCCCACCAACCAAGGAAGATAGCAAGAGCAGCACCAAGAGCAACACCAATAACAGAAAGAATTGTAGTAAAGTTAATCTGTTCAGTTAACATACCAAAAACTTCTGTAGCAGCTGCATCAGGTGCCATTTGTGTTGTTGCAGTTCCGTCTGTTGCAAATGCTGCAGGCGCTAACATTGTCATACACATAACAACTGCAAATGTACCAGCCATCAACTTTTTAAGCTTTGGATTCTTCTGGAGCTTGTCTGTGAGTTTCTTAAACATAACCTTTTTCTCCTTTATATAGAATTTATATCAAAGAAACCAGACTGTATAAGCTCGATTTCTTCAATAGCTTTGTTACCAAATTTGTCAACGTCAAGATAACACTCAACACAGTCGCCTGCGTTTAGTTCTTGTAACTGTTCGCAAAGCTTCTGGTCTTTGTCTTCAGATACCCAGATGTTAGCGTGTACTTTAAAGCCTTCAAAATTATCTTCTTTCTTTCGAGGCTTTAAACCTAAGCTGACAGTAAAACCACTTACTGCAGTGCCATCTTTTTTCTTGTAATCTACTGTTTCTTTACTTAACAAAATACCTTTTGCCATTTTAATTCCTTCTTTCTTTTATTTTTTCTTTGGCTATTTTGCTCCCTGATACCAAGCCTCAGGGACGGGGCGTCCATTCCCAAGTTTCGAGTCTGATTGGAAGTCGTGAGACACTAACGGGAGGTACTTCCCTCTTGCTCTTTTTCTACTCTGTTGCAAGTGAGAGAGTTCTATTTATCATCTTTAGGGACAGATGTTAATAGACTTAATATTCTTTATGAATTGAAATACATTTAACACGATGTACATTTGGAGATTCCAAAAGAAATTTATTAATAATCTCTTGTAACTCATAATCATCAATATCACTATTTTTAAAACCATCTGAAACAAGAATAGTAAATCTAAAACCAAGATGTTTCGAATTAATATTATTTGGCATCAAAATCACCTCCCTACTGATGAAATTGAAATTTTTAGGTAAAACTTTACCTAATGTTTACATTATAGGTAAAAAGTTACCTAAAGTCAAGTAAAAAATGAAATAAAATGTAATTGGTGATAAAAATGCATACAAGAATAAAAGAATTAAGACTTGAAAAAGGAGAAACACAAATTAAAGTTTCAACTGTTTTGGGTATAGAACAATCTTATTACAGCAAAATTGAATTAGGAAAACACGAAATAAGAACAAGTGATTTAATTAGAATAGCTGAATATTTTAATGTTTCACTTGATTACTTAGTTGGAAGAACAA